GGTTAGGTTTGACCACGGAAATAAGAAAGTTAAAGATTGGGCATTATTGGAAAGGAAAAATTGTTTTAATGAAGAAGATACTTTGCATATTGATTATGTTTCAGCTTTCACAGTAGCAGAGCTAGGAAACTTGATGAAGTTTGAATTAGGAGATGGGTTATTTTTATGGAACTATCACTTACCTAAAAGAGATTGCTTTGATTTAGTATTAAGAGATGCTCCACAAGGAAAAATATTATGGGAAGAAAGAGCTAAAACAGAAGCAGATGCTAGAAGTTTAATGTTAATTTATCTAATTGAGAATAAATTGTTTGCAATTACTTAAAAGATATGCTATAATGTAAATACAATCAAGATAAATAACAACCCTTTTAAGGGAACGCAACAAAATATCTTGGAGCATAAAAATAAAATTTGATATAGTGAAACTTGGTAGGATAGAATAATTTGAATTTTTTGCGTACCTAATTATATCAGTATCAATAACGCCTCTCATTGAAGCGAACCCTATTATCAAGGAGGTTGCAAACTTACTTGACAGTGGCGACTCGGATACGCAAAATTTTTTAAAAAAATGGCAGAAGAAACTCAAACAATAGAAAAGAAAGAAGAAAGTAAGCCGAAAGTGATTGGGATTCCTTTTGTAAAGGGTGATCCAAGAATATGCCGAACCGGAAGAACTAAAATGACTGAAGAAGAAAAGATAAAAAGTAGAGCAATAAAGGAATATGTTAAGGAGTATAAGCAGAAATTAGCAGAAGCGTTACCTGAGATCTCACCAGTTTTGATAAGAAAGGCAACTGAAGGAGATATTTCAGCAATAAAGGAGGTAAACGACAGAGTGATCGGAAAAGCTCAGAATAATGTTGATTTAACGACAAACGGAGAGAGTTTAAATAAGGTTTTAGTAGAATTTATAGATGGAGAAGAAACTGAAGACAACCAAACATCAGCACAACAAAGGGAAGAAATTTCCGAATCGTAAAAGACCACCGACTTTCAGTGTTGAGCATATGAAAAAAATAAGTGAAAGCCACAAAGGAGAAAAGGCTCATCAATGGATAGAAAATAGAAGTTTATTGCTATATCCAGACGAGTGGACAAACGACTTAAAGGAAAGTATCAGAAAACGAGATAACTATACTTGCCAAATGCTAGATTGTGGGATACATCAAGATGAATTAGTTGAAAAATTGAATGTTCACCACATTGACTATAATAAATATAATCTAAATCCCGAAAATCTTGTTTCATTGTGTAGAAGTTGCCATTTAAAGACAAACTTCAACAGGGAATACTGGAGTAATTATTATGGAGCAGACAGAATACAAACGAATCAAGATACCGAGAGAGTACCAACCCCTATTCAAGAATAATTACAGAGAAGCAGCAATTTACGGAGGCAGATACTCATTGAAGTCTCATTCAGTTGCAAGACTCTTATTGATAGAAGCCAGACAGAAGAAAATTAGAATAGGTTGTTTCAGGGAATTTCAAAGCTCAATAGCTGAAAGTTCTCATCAACTACTGAAAGAATTGATTGTTTTATACGAACTAACAGATTTTGAAGTAACGAACAATTCAATAGTAAACAAAGTAACCGGAAGTGATTTCATATTCAAAGGACTATGGAACAATGAACAAAGCATCAAGTCAATAGAAGGAATAGACATAGCTTGGGTTGAAGAAGCTCAGACAATTTCAAAGAATAGTATTGATGTTTTGACTCCGACAGTTAGAAAACCAAACTCAAGAATAATTTATACATACAATAGACTGCTAGAAGATGATCCAGTCCATCAAAGATTAGTTTTAGAGGGTAGACCTGATACACTGGTTATAAACTGCAATTACGATATAGCGATCAAGTATAAAATGATCCCAGAAGTGATTTTAAAGGAGATAGCTGATGATAAGAAGAATAGACCGGCATTATATAACCATAAGTGGTTAGGAGAACCTAACTCAATGGAACTGAAGATCTTTAAAGACTGGAATATCATTGATGAGATACCCCACGAAGCACGATTGTTCAGGAGAGGATTAGATTTCGGATACAGTATTGATCCAAGTGTGTTAGAAGATTTATATGAATACAACGGAGGATTTATAATAGATGAGAAGTTATACCAGAAAGGCTTGAGCAACAAAGAGTTAGCTGATTTCATAAAAGCGTTGCCTAACCCTAATACTCAAGTGATAGCAGACAGTGCAGAGCCAAAGAGTATTGATGAGATTTATAATCAAGGAATAAACATCACCGGAGCTATAAAAGGACAAGGAAGCGTGATGCAAGGAATACAGTTTGTTCAGGCTCAAAAGATTTCAATAACAAGAAGAAGTTTAAGAACGATCAAGGCATACAGAAACTATTTGTTCAAGACAGATCATAACGGAAAGATAATGCAGCAACCGGATGACACGAATCACGAATGGAGCAATTCAATGGATAGCGTAAGATATGGATTCAGTGAATATCAAAAAGATTTTGTTGGAGAGTTAAAAACAAGATACTAAGTATGAATAACGAACAAAATGGGAATAGAAATGGAATAATTTTGGTAACTGGAGGAACTGGTTTCTTAGCTGAAGCCTTAATAGATAGGTTATATTCTGAGAAGATCAGAGTAGTTGCTAGGAATGAAGGAAAGTTAGTTGCATTGAAACAAAAGTATCCAGATATAGAGATAGTTACAGGAGATATTGCAGATGCTTGGACAGCAAAGAGAGTAATGAAAGGAGCAAAGAAGGTTTACCATTTAGCTGCTATGAAAAGCGTGGAGATAGCTGAGAGACAACCATTTGAATGTATCCAGACAAATGTAATGGGAACTTTGAACCTATTGGTTGAGAGTTTAAACGAAAGACCTTCACTATTTTTAATGATTAGCACGGACAAGGCAGCTCAAGTTACTGGAGTTTACGGAGCATCAAAGATGTTAGGAGAGAAGTTGATGAAAGAAGCTGAACTGATGAACGATGAGACAGCTTACAGAGTAGTAAGATACGGAAATGTTCTATACTCAACCGGAAGCGTATTATGTAAGTGGAAAGAAGCGATGCAGAAAGGAGAGGAGATCAGCATAACTGATCCGGATATGACTAGATTCTTCTGGACCAGAGAACAGGCAGTTGATTTGATATTTGAATGTATAAAGGATTCAGTAGATTCAACTCCTTATACCCCAGAGATGAAAGCTATGAGGATGGGAACATTAGTTGAAGCGATGATGGATGTTTACGGAGATGTTAGCGTTAATGTTATTGGAAACAGAGGAGGAGAGAACTTGCACGAGACTATGGATGGCAAGATATTCTCAAACGATGTAGATCAATTCACTAAGGATGAGATAAAACAACTGATATGAAAATAAGAAATAAGATTCAGTATTATGTCTAAAATACTAGTAACCGGACATTTAGGATTCATAGGAAGCCACTTGGTAGATGAACTCGTCAAAGAGCACGATGTTCTTGGAATAGACAATCTATCTGGAGGTAACATAGAGAACAGCAATCCAAACTGCACTGATATTATATCCGACCTGAGAGACAAAGAGAAGATAGAAAGTGTTTGCAAGACAGTGAAAGCAGAAGTTCTGTATCACTTGGCAGCAGATGCAACTGAAGGAAGAAGTCAGTTCACTCCTACCTCAGCAATAGAGAACAACCTGAACGCTTATATGAATGTACTGATCCCTTTTCTGAAGAACGGAGGCAAGAAGGTAGTATTGTTCAGCTCAATGAGTGTATATGGTAAAGGACAGCCACCATTTAATGAAGATGATGAACGAAAGCCAGTAGATGTTTACGGACAAGCCAAGAGAGCTATGGAGGAGATCACTGAGATACTCGCAGAAGTTCACGGATTTGAATATACGATCATCAGACCTCACAATGTATACGGAGAGAGACAAAGACTAGACGATCCTTACCGGAATGTTATCGGAATCTTCATCAACCGGATGCTTCAGGATAAACCATTGTATATCTACGGAGACGGAGAACAACGGAGAGCATTTAGTTATATCGGAGATATGATTAAACCGATGGTTAAAGCTATGGAGTTCAACAAAGAGATCTTTAATCTCGGAGCAGCAAAGGACTACTCAATCAATGAGTTAGCAGATTTGATCTCAATACATCAGACTAATATGCCGGATAGACCAACGGAGGTGAAAGAAGCCTTCAGCACAACAACTAAGTCAGAGGTAATGTTAGACTTTGAAGATAAAACAGACTTTACTGATGGAATAAAGACAATGATTGACTGGGCTATGATGAAGGGATACCAAGAACCAAAGTATTTAGATAACCTAGAGATAGATTTAAAAGGCAAAGCTCCAAAGACTTGGATTAATAAACTAATATAAAACTATGACAGTACAATCATTTATGAAGTGGAGAGCAAAGTTGTTAGCAGGGAAGGGGAATAAGTATTATCCAAAGAAGTTGTTAAAGAACCTAAAGAGATGTGTTAAGACTGTAAAAATATAATGAAATTCTACGCATTTTGCACAGATAAAACATTAGCTGATTGTAATGGTGGAAGCCTAGTTCTTTGGCATCATATTCACGCACTGGAAGAACTCGGACACTCAGGAGAGATGTTAAACCTAATCGATGATATCCCAGAAGATGCAGACTTTGTGATGTTTCAATCAGAATGGTATAATGTAATAGGAAAAGCATTAGAGAGGAGCAAGGCAAAGAGGATATGTTGGCTCGGACATTATAAAACTGGAACAAGATACCAGATGCCAAACATAGCAGATATTAAAGCTGATTATTTCCATACTCAATACAAAGGAGATTGTGTTAAGTGGGGAGAAAAGCAGATTGGAAAGAAGATCTACTACTTACCTCACGCCGGATGTAGCAAGTGTAATGTAGAAGGTCAGAAGATAGATGTACCAGAAGTATTGTTCATAGGGAATCATTTTCCAGAGAGACAAGAGAACTGGTTGAATGAAGCTGATGTAACGAAGGTTCAATCACCTTTCCCAGAAGTTAAGAACTACTACAAAAGTGCGATAGTTTGTCCAAACATTCACGGAGATTGGCAGAAGGGAAAAGAATCAGAGTTTTTCACAGTAGCTGGAGAGATGATAAACGAGAGAATCTTTCAGATCATATTGAGTGGAGGGTTCGCAATTTCAGATGATACACCAATAGTTGGAGATTTCTTTAACACTGATGAGATACCACAAGCTGAAAGCAAGGAAGGATTCAAAGCATTGATAGATCACTTCAAACAGAATCCAGAACAACGGAATGGTTATATGGAAAAAGCTAAAGCAAGAATATTCAAGGAACATTTATATACTCATAGATGGAAGGAATATCTTAAAGTAATAACACAATGATTTCAGCACTAATTGTAGCCAAGAATGAGGAGCAGTTTATCAAAGGATGTATTGAAAGGATTTCACCTTATGTTGAGGAGATTATTTTCCTAGACAATAACTCCACTGATAAGACACGAGAGATAGTTGAAGGATTGAACGATCCAAAGATTAAGATTATATTTCACGGAGACTCAAACGATATGGGAGGGCTGAGACAATTAAGTCTTGATTCAGCAAAGGAAGAATGGATCTGGCAAGTAGATGCAGACGAATGGTATCCAGAGGAAAGTTGTATAGCCATCAGGAAGGCTTGTGAGGACTCAGGACAAGCGTTGAGCTTCAGAGTAGGGTACGAACAGCTAAGTTGGAGAAAGGGATACAAACAGGCTAATTTTGAGCATTACCCAGACAGACTTTATAAGCGAGAAGTGGTAGACAAATACGATGGACTACTACCGAATGATATGACAAAGGTGAAGCGAGAGTTTTATACTTTCAGACCTTTCCTAGAATACGATAATCAAGCAGATAGATCACTTGAGAATCCAAAGCAACCGATCCTTCCAGTAAAGTATTTCCATATTGCAAGATCCAGAGGATACAATTACGAATACAATAAGTGGTTTAGATACAATGCGATCAATCATAAACACTGGAGTCCGGAGGAGAACGCCAAGATGACTAAGACCAACCAGTGGGTTTCAGGACTATACGATTTAGAGGAGATAGTGATCCCATTCATAACACCGAAAAACGAGAAAGTTTCAATAATAATCCCTTGCCATAACTATGCAGAATTTGTAGGCAAGGCAATACAGAGTTGTCTGGATCAAACAGTACCGGCCTATGAGATAATTGTTGTAGATGATTTCAGTAGCGATAATTCAATAGAGATCATCAAGGATTATCCAGTTAAGTTAGTAAAGCAACCCCATAATTCAGGAGTAGCTCACGCAAGGAACGCTGGAATAGCCAGTTCAACCGGAGACTACTTCATTTGCCTAGATGCAGATGATGAGTTAGCACCAGATTACATAGAGAAAGTCCTGAAGGAGATGAAAGGAGATAGGCAAGTTGTTTACACTGATATTCAGTTCATCGGAGACACTGATTACATTCATATATATAAAGATTTTTCAATAGAGGACCTGAGAGAGAACCAAAACATACCAAGTGCTTGTGCATTGGTAGATCGGAGAGTGTTTGAACTAGTCGGAGGATTCAACAATGACTGGTACGAAGATTATTCTTTCTGGCTGAGAGTAGCCAACAAAGGATTTAACTTCAAGCATATAGCAGAACCATTATTCAGATACCGGAAGCACGGAAAGAGCCGGATCAATATGCTAGATGTTCAACAGGCTCACGGAGTTAATGAACTTAAGCAGTACGGAAAAATATGAAAATAGCTTGGGTAATGGATCAGGTGATAACTTGTGGAGGAATAAAGATACCATTTGGTTATTGCCGAGAACTACAAAAGAGAGGCATTGACTCTTGCATATACGCCAACGGAAGAAATAAGGATTTGGAAGATTATTATGGCGTAGAGGTTAAGCCAATAGCTGAACTCAGTAAGTTTACAGATGATGATGTTATAGTTGCAGTTTGGTGGAAACAAGTGCCGGAGATAGGAAAGTATAAAGGGAAGAAGGTCCAGTTCGTTCAAGGAAATGATTTAGAGAGTTATGTTGGAGATGATGAGATGCAGAAATGCTTGAACACTCGGAATATGCCGAAGTGGGATATACTAGCAGTATCAGATTTTGCTGGAAGATGGACTGGTAGATCATATACAGTCGTGCATAACGCTATTGATGACGGATTCTTTGTTGATCTAGGATTGGACAGAGATATAGATGCATTGATTGAAGGAAATAGTGAAGCAAACAAAGGGGTAGATGTTGCAGTAAATAAAGCCAAAGCTGATGGGCATAAAAAGATAGTTTGGTTGGCAACGCAACAGCTATATGCGATAGAAGGCGTTGAGAGGATAACTAACCCACCTCAATCAGAGATACCGGCTATATACCAGAGAAGTAAACATTTTTATAAATACTCAAAGTCAGAAGGCTTCTGTTTACCATTGTGGGAAGCAATCGCCAGTGGATGTAAAATACACACTCAAGATATGGGAGGGAATGAAGGGCTAGAATATACGATGGAACAAGCCAAGAAGTTTAATTGGGAAAATTCAACAGATTTATTAGTTAAATACCTAAACAATGTTAGATAAAAAACAAATTGAGGCAATATGTAAGGATACTATTATTGCTCATAGAACTTCCTTTGCTCCGATGAAAAAGAGATGGGATGGTTTAATAGATAGATACGAAAATAAACTTAGGGAAGATTCAATCTCTAACGATACCGAATCTAAGGTTGCACTTGGTGGTGCTTTTGCTTTAGTTGAAAACACTTTGCCGAGAATCTTTGCTAGATCTCCTAAATATAAATACTTAGGCAGGGAATCAGAAGATTCAGATACTGCTGAACAATACCAAGAGTTCTCAGGGTACCAATGGGAAGAAGCTCAAGCCAAGAAGAAGATCAAGAAGATCGTCAGATGGGGATTAGCAACTGGATTGGTTGGTTGGAAGATGGGATGGAAAGAAGAAAACCTTGTTATGCGTAAGAATGGGAAAGAAGTTCTTGGAATCAAGACAGTGAATCCGGTTATTATGAAGTTGGCTAAAATGGTTGGAATTGGAAAAGATGTTCAGATAGAAGAAAAAGCAACATCAGCCAATTATACTTTGCAATCAATCCCAGCTCACAAGTTGATCTGGAGTGTAGAAAGTGAGGAAGTAGATGAAACAAGAGTCTTTGGGCATACAGAAAGAAAACAAGTCTCAGAACTCAAGAACTTAGGCTATGATGTTAAAGGTTTGATCGTTGAAATCAAAGCAACTAGCGATTTTAAGAAAAGGATAGCTCAAATGGATGGCTTATCCCTATATGCTGAGAACAAACTAGCTCAAGAAGAATATGTAGATGTTGCAGAGCTTTACATAAAGATAAAAAACGATCAAAACATCTTTGAGTTTCATATTGTAACGATGGGTAACTTAGAGAACGGAGAACCTAAATTGGTGAACCTTCAGACCAATGTGTTTGATACTCCAATGAGACCAATGGGAATCTTCAGACCGATTGATCGGTTAGGTAAGTTCTATGGCTTTGGAATGATTGAACCTTCAGCCGGAATACTTGATGCTGAAGAAGATACATTGAATATGAGCCTTGAAGCATTATGGACTGATATTTCTAAACCTTTGGAATACAATCCTCAAAATGTATACGATATAAACGCTATGGAGTTCAGACCACGAACAATGATCCCAGTCAAGATTTTAGGACAATCAGTAGCACCGATGAATACTCCTCAGTTAAACGCCAATGCAGTTTCCTTTGGACTATCTTACTTGCAGAAAACAAAGCAAAATGTTTCCAGTATAACTGATTATCAGACTGGAGCTGAACAAGCCGGTGGAGATAAGACTGCTTTTGAAGTAAGTGCTAAGACTCAGGAGTCAAACGCTAGACTTGGATTCATAATTGAAAACTTTGAGGATCAAGTGATACTTCCAATAGGAGTAAACGCTTTGAATTTCAATAAGCAATACCTAGCAGGAAAGAAGAAGATAATGTACCGGATCACTGGAAAGAAAGGAACGATGGCAGAGAAGGATATTAAATTTAAAGATATTGAAGGCATAAAAGATATTGTAGTTGTAAGAGGATCAACTGCTATGGTTATGATGCAAGAGGAATTTGGTAAGTGGACTTCACTTTTGAACCAATCTTACTTAGAAGATCAACAAAAAGATCCAGTTAAGATCAACAGAGAGCCAATGTGGGAGAATTTAATGGAAAAGGGTGCTAATATAGAAGATGTAGAACGATATTTACCTAATGCTAAGGAAGCTGAGGAAGAAAAAGTAGGTGGAATGAACGCACAACTTGAAGATGCTAAGAAAGAATCCGACAATCCACAGACTGCTAGAGTGTTACCCACAGATAATCCACAGATACATCTCAGAATACATCAAGCAGTTGCTGATTCAGGCAAGAAATCTGATGGTTCAGAGTTTGCACCGGAAGAAATGCAGATGTTGATGGATCATATAAACGATCACGCAACTCAGGCAGGTGGACAAGTGCCACAAAACCAGCAACCACAAGAAGGGCAACCACCAGCAGCACCACAAGGACCACTAGTATAACTAATAAACTAATTTAAAAATATGCAAGGAGTACAAGAACTTATAGATGAATTTTGCCCAGAGGAACTAGCACCACAAATGTTTGAGGAAAAGGATAATAAAGTGAGAGATGATCTCAAAGGTAAGGTTTTGGCCTACTATGACTTCATCACGCTTACGAAGGTGTACGAAGAAAAAGGGTTAGGAAAATTGAAGGAGTATTTGGAAAGGTTTGATTGTTACGCACAGAATTTGAATCTATACATCAATTTATACGATGATAGAGCTGAAGCAGTGATCGCATCCAAGATAAAAGCGTTAGGGACCTTAAAAACTAACATTTTGGCTTACATTGATTTGCAGCCAAAGGAAAAATTAGATGGCACTACCAATGAAGCTCCTGCTGGAGAAAATAAGGATGATGAGACTAAGGAAGCAAAGCCTACTGAAGGTGAAGTACCGGAGGGAAAGTAGAGAAGAAGAAAAATTTGTCTGTAACTCAGAAGAACTGGAACGATTAAAAAAGACTCATAAGTTTTGAGATAATTCATAAATGAGGGTGCAAAACCTCGTTAAAAAGACAGCGTTAAATTATGGAAGAAGAAAACAAAGGTGTACCGGAGGAAACTCCAACAGGAGAAGTCAAAACTCCTGCCAAGCCTGAGGAAAACAATGAACAGGTCAAAAAGCCATTAGGAGGCGAAACTCCTGAGACCGATGGAAAGGATTATAAGGCGATTGCTCAACAGTTGAGTAAGGACATTCAATCAAAGAATCAAAAGATTCAGGAATTGAAGAATAATCCACCAGCTCCAGTAAAAGAGGAGCAAAAACCTCCAGTGGATGAAGGAGTTAAGAGATTTGAGGATACTGAAAAGCGTTCTCTAAAGGCAGAGGCTAATTCAGAAATTTTAATGAAGTTACAAACAGATCCATCCTTTAAGGAAAGAATGAACATAGTAATAGACTATGTTGCAAAAGGACACGACATTGAAACTGCTGATAAGTTTGCCAAGTCCGATATAATGGACAAAATCTTAAAAGAACTTCCACAAGAGGTGCAGGAAGTTAATAAACCTAAACAAATTGATACTCAGGCTACGCCAGAAGATCCTACTTTTCAGAAATCCGGTGATCCAGTTAAAGATATACTGGATGATCCAGAAGCTCCTGAAGCTGCTAAAGAAGCAGTGAGAAGGTATTTTCCACAATAGTCTAGGTATAGTAGTAAAACCCAATGTCTAATATCACAGGGATGCAGACAAGCACAACTGATGCTCGTTATATCCCACAAATGTACTCAATGCTAGTTCTAGCTGCACGACACGATAACCTCGTGGCTGCTAAACTCTTTGAGAATCGCACCAGTGATGGTGTAAAAGGTTCTAGTGTTCAATTTCCTATCAAATCACTTCACGCAGCAGTAGAGTGGGCTGAAGGAAAGAGATTGACTGACAATCTTAACGCAACAACTGAATCTTACAAAAATATCGCTATGGATCAGGAGTATGTTTCTCCTTTCCACATCACAAAGAGACTTAAAGGACAATCTCTTTATGACTCAATCGCACTTTCAGCTAAAGAATCTGTTTATGCAGTTGAGAAGGAAATTGATACTCAAATCCTTAGTAATGTTACAGATTTTACCAACACTCCTATCAATGGAATTGGTGAATCAGTAACTTCAGAGAATGTTGTCGCTGCTAAGGAAGTTTTAGACTTAGCATTAGTACCGGATGCAGATAGATTTTACATCTTCAATCCGAAAACTCGTAGTGATCTTTTGAATTTAGAAAAAGGTTACTTCACTTCTATTGACTATGCTCAAGAGAAGGCTATGGCAACAGGACATATTGGTTATATTCTTGGAGATCCAGTTTATTTCACAAACAATCTTCCAAAGGCTACTGGTGGTTCACCAGCAGGAGAATACAATATGAACATTTATGCTCATAAACAATCTATCGGTGTTGTTCTTCAAAGAGACGCTGAATATGAGATTGAATACGACATTGATACTCAAGGTTGGATTGGTAACACTTCAGCATTATGGGGATCAGGTGTTCTTAGAACAGATCATGGAGTTATTATCAACGGAAGATAGTAACCCTTTAATACAATTGAATACTTATGTGCTGGGCAACTGGTTTGCCTAGCCATAAGAACTTAATTATGCACGTATACAAATGCACTAAAAACTGTAACATCAGAATCTATCCTTTCTGGGTAGGTGATGAAGGGGAATTGTGCCCTAACTGCAAGAAGAACTTTATGATGTATGAAGGAGACAAAACTCAAGAGGAACTAGATGCACTAGTTAAGGAAAATGCCAAAAGCATTGATTTAAAAGATAAGAAAACTAAAAAATAAATATGGCAGAAACATATTCAACCTATACCACTTTGGTTCAAGCTGAAGTAGATGATACTTCTTCAGGAGCTAGAGTTGTTATACAAAACGCAATTAAGCAAGTCTATTCTGAAATCTTGAGAGAGATGGGTAGATATTTAATTGGATCAGTAACAGTTGAACAAGCAGCAGTTGTTGGAGCTAGAACTGTAACTCCGGCTGAGTTCACAGAAGTTTATTCTCTGCACTTTAAAACTTCCGGTGGAGAATTTATACCACTGAGAGAGATGCTTCAGGACGAATACCTAAAGACAGATGTAAACGCTGATAATGGAACTCCTACTAGGTACTTCATTAACGGAGGCAAAATAGAGTTTGATAGACCTTGTGAAGCTGGAACAATCAGAATGGAGCTAGTGTTAGCACCGGATATTCTAACTGGAGACTCTTTGATCCCAGACCGATTCACTAATGTAGTTGTAATGGGAGCTTGTTACAGATTCTTTGGATATGAAAAAGGACCAGAAGCAGAAAACTACTACGCTTGGTATCAAATAGCATTAAGAGATATGCGAGGAGAACTAAGCACAAGAGCTAAATTTCCAAAAGTAAAAATTTACGGAAGATAATATGACATTTAAACCACGACCTTATACAATCAAAAACATCCCTACCTTAAGAGGAGGAATGAACACTCAGCAATCGCCTAATGAGATTGGAGACTTTGAGATGGCTGATTGTGAAAATATGACGATAGAGGAAAACGCTGTTGCTTTGGCTGCTGGGTTTGTTCAGTATGATAAAAATCCTGAAGCTGGACCAATTCACGGAGGCTACCAGTTTGTTTTATCAAATACTACAAGGGTAAACATCAGGCAGATTGGAACTAAACTTCAATATGATAGTGATGGTAACGGAGACTGGCAAGACTGTACGCTACCAACAATAGGAAGTCCGGCAGCATCAATCACTTTGTCAGAAGTTAAACCAACCTTTGTAACTCTCAATGATATAGTTTTGTTTTCCAATGGAGAGGAAAGCGTTTTGAGTTCAGAAGATGGAATCACTTGGATAGCTCAACCTACTTTGCCGAAAGCTGCAATCGTTGCTAATAACGGAAAGAATAGAATTGTTTTCACCAAGATAAAAGCAACCCCTTCAATTCTTTGGTGGAGTGAGATAAACAATCCTTTAACTGTTGACTCGGCTGCTTGGCAATTCATTGATCCTAATAATGGTGAGGAGATTATTGGACACGGGCTAGATCCGATTGGTAACAATTACATTTTTAAAACTAATTCATTCTATTCAATTTCAGACTTTGTAGATGATGGAATAATTGATGTGAACTTTAGAGGGCGTTTCCGTATTGCTTCCCACGCTTCAGTTCAAACAACAGAAGATTCTATAATGGCAGCAGGACAAGATGGAATATACGAACTACAAGGTGGAGTTATGAGAAAGATCTCTGGAAACATTAAAAATGCTGGAAGGAATGACATCGTTAGGCCGGAGCTGATAGTTGCAGCATACCACGACAGTAAATACTATGTTTCAATGCCGGATAATAACATCAATGATGATTATAACTCTCAAGAATATGTTGTTCACCGGACAATAAGGACTGGGAATCCAATCCAACCTTACGCGATCACTAGGAATAGAAGATACTTCGGATGTTATTGGATGGCTGAAAGAAAAGTTGCCGAAGATACTGAATTTAGAATTTACACTGGAGAATCAGTAGATGTTACGCTTGGAAGTCCAGCAGTAAGTGCTTCAAAGACTAACTTTATAAATTACCTAAAGAGTCCTGCATTTGTTGGTGGTTTAAACGGAGTGGCTCAGGAAGCATACTTCACAACGAAGTTCTTTACAGAAAATGCACCATTCTTTTCAAAGAAATTCAAAAAAACTTTTGCTGATATGGCATCAAATAATGACTTCACAGTTATTATGGGCTACCGGTTTACTCCGAATGGAGCTTTCATTGAAGCCAGTGAATCCTTTATAGCAGAGACACTAGTCTTCCTTTTAGAAGATGGAACATACGGAGGCTTTGTTGAAGGTTTTGATTTTGTTACATCTCAAGATGGATCATTCCAACCATTCTTTGATGTAGAAAATGCTGATAAGCCAAGAGGGATACAATTAAGAATCAGGATTGAATCAATCAGTGATGTTTCTACACTAGGACTAGCATATAAAACAAGAGTTAAAAATAAGTTTAAATAAAAAATTATGAGTCAAGTAAACACAGCGTTTCCGGAATCAGCGTACACAGCTTTAAATAAGCCTTCTGTTGAAACGCTTAAGAGTGATATTTCAGCACTCCAAACTGGGATCAATGATAATGATGACAATGCAATCATCAAAGGTGGCACAACTCCATTTGAAGGAGATCAATCAATGGGATCTAATAAAATGACTAACCTAAAGAAAGGAACTGCTGATGAAGATGCCATTAGAATAGATCAAGTTTATCCAGTTGGATCTGTTTATGTCAATGTAGCAGTCGAGACTAACCCAGCAACACTTCTAGGCTTTGGAACTTGGGAAGCCTTCGCAGCCGGTAGAGTTTTAGTTGGAATAGATGAAACTGATGAGGACTTTAATGTAGTAGAAGAAACTGGTGGAGCAAAAGAGCATACATTGACAGGAGCAGAGTCTGGAGAAAAAGGACATAATCATATACAAGATTCTCATTATCATAATTGTGCGTCTAATGAAGATTCTGGTAGTGGATATGCAACACTTGATAAAGATCCATCAAGAAATGTTGGTGCTGAAAAAACAGGCAATAAAACAGCAACTAATCAAGCAGTAGCAGCATCTGATGCAGCAGAAGCTCATACTAATGTTCAACCTTACTTGGTAGCTTATATGTGGAAAAGAACAGCTTAATAAAAACTATATGCAAAAGCAAAAAAAATTAGTTTTAGAAGGAGAAGAAGTCTATGAAGTTTGTGGACAAAAATATCAAGGTGATGTTGATACAGACATCGCTAGATTAGAGTCAGAGATCGCAAGTCTCAATGAAGAATTGGCAGTTTTAAAAGAATACAAGCCTATTAAGGATGAAAAAGATAAAGAGATTAAAGATAAAAAGGATAAAGAAAAAGCAGAGCAAGATGCTGAGGAGGAAAAAGAACAAGAAGAACCAGTAACATAAAAATAAATGGGAGTAAAGGACAACAATTTTGGTGGTCAATTTGCTAGGAATCTAAAAGATCCAGAGCAGCTTCAGGATGGAGTAACGAAGAACTATTCAGATAAGAATCTTCAGGATGCAAAGGACTACGCTGATGGCATTGTGCCAACTGGTTCAATCCCTTTTATTCATTTAGGAATGGCAACCAACCAAACAGTTTCCACAGGTGATACATTAGCGTTTGGCACAACGAGAAGCAGTAACGTAATGACTAAATCAAATAACGGAATAGATTTAGAGGCTGGAAAGACATACAAGCTTATGGCTTGGGTAAATCTGCGTAATGCTGCTGGAAATGCTTTTCTAGGTTATATGTTTTATGTTTACGGAGGAGCAGCAATATCTGGTAGTGCATACACACAAGCAGGTTCAATGACAGCAGGATATGGATTTAAAGCTCCCTTAATAATGTTTTATACCCCCAGTGTAGATGAAACTATTGTTGTAAAAGTGTCAGATGATAATATCTCAACAGGTGAGGTTGCAGATGGCTTTAATACATCTTTCACAGCAGAAGAAATAACTGGGGTTAAAGGAGATACTGGAGAGACTGGAGCAACTGGACCAACTGGTCCTGCTGGTGGAGATTTATCAATAGCAGATATTTATCCAGTAGGATGTATTTTTACAGAAATTACAGGAACAAACCCAGCAACAATGTTAGGCTTTGGAACTTGGGTAGCCTTTGGAGCTGGTAAGGTTTTAGTAGGTTTAGATAGTGGCGATACAGATATTGATACAGCAGAAGAAGAATACGGAGAAAAGACTCACACATTATTGGAGGCAGAAATGCCAAGTCATACTCATATACAAAATTCTCATAAACACACAGGTAATAGTCAAATAAATTATGGAATTACTGGGGCATACGGATATGAAGACGCCAATGGTAGATTTAATGTTGCTTCTCTGCAAGCGTTAATGGACAACGCAACAGCTACTAATCAAGACGCTGGTAGTGATGACGCTCATAATAATATGCAACCCTCAATAGTAGTCCATTTTTGGAAACGAACAGCTTAAAAAGATAAAAAATAATTTAAAAATATGGCAGCACCAAATAAATCAATCGCTGGACCAGCAACTCCGGCAGCACCAGTAACACCGGCAGTTCCAGTAGCAGCAGCTCCAGCAGCAGCTCCGTTAGTTACTCCTATCATACCCAAACAGAATTTGGGTAGTGAATTTAGCTTTGACACGAGTCTATATTTACCGGATATAGAAGCTAACGCTGATTCTATTTATAATCCTCAACAAGATCAGTTGGATGTTTTAGCTCAGATAGGGCAATCTAAAACAGATCAATCAGTTGCTAAAACTCAAAAGCAATTTGCAGATCAACTAGAATCAACTATTGAGTCTATAAATCAGAGAGGAGCTTTTTTCAGTGGTGGTGCAGCAAACCAAGAACACGATATTAGAACTAATGAAGGGTATGCTTTGACTGATATAAACCTCAATAATATACAATACCAAACTGGTATTTTGGCTGAAAAGGCTGGATTATCCTCTCAACGAGCTGAATACATCGCTGATAAACTTACTGGAACTGAAAATAGTGCTTATACACGGTTTATCAATGAAAGAACTTACTTGAGAAGTGTTTTTGAATCAGATAGATCATTTGAGCTTCAAGAAGAACAATTTGACTTGACAAAAGAGAAATTTGAATATGATAAGTTTAAATTTGGTGAAGAATACGCTTTGGATATGGCTCAATTCACTTATAGCCAGAATAAAGCATATAAGGGAACAGCTAAAGCAGCTCAAGTTAAGAGTTATGTTTCAGAACTTACCAAAGGCTTTGGAGAAATCACGAGAGGAGATGATAAAAATTTAGATACTGGGGAATACAAATCATTTATAGTTGATGCTTACTCAAATGCTGATACTCCTGAAAAGATCAAGGCAGCTAATGACTTTGTACTCAGAAACAAAGGGTACTTGAATCCTAATGATTTTAAATCAGCAGGAGCATCCTCATTTTAATTTAAGAAATAAATATGGCTTATTCAGGATGGGGTGGAAAATCCTCACAACCAACAGGATATCGTGGCTTTGGAGTAGCTCCAGAGGATGATGATGAGAGAACTGCTATCTTAGAAAAGCAGAGAGTTGATCGTGCTGAAGAAGAAAAGAAACAAGCTGAAAAGAAAGAGATTGAAAGAATAGAAACTGAATCAAGAGAAAAAGCTGAACAAAATATCTTCCAAAAAGTTGGAGGCTTTTTAAAGGAGAAAGTAGCAGATATTGATGCTAGAACTACAAAATCTTTTTACGGAACTCTATCAAGTATGGGCAAGGGTATTGAAGGAACTGGTAGAGATATGCAAAGAGATAATGACTTGATACCTAAAGACAGTTTTGCCGGTAAAGCAAGGGCTTGGCTTGGTAAAGATGTAGAAAAAGGTGGAAAAGAAATGAGCCGAATGATGAATGTAGAGGGTGAAAGATTAGGACACGAAGAAGATATTATCAAAGAATATGATGCACCTTTAGTTGGAGAAGATGGAAAGTTTAGATGGGATTTAGTCAGAAATCCTAGTTTTTTGACTTCTAAAGCCTTTGAAGGAATATACTCAACCATTCCTATGTTGGCTGCTGCTGCCACTCCTGCTGGACTTCCAGCAACATTTTCGACTGCATTTCTTACTGAAAAGGGTAGTGCTTATGAAGATTATGCACAGGCTATCGCAGATAAAAATGGTAAGAAGGTAGATGAGTTATCTAAAGAAGAAATTGAACTAGCTGATAAGTATTCAAATTTGTATGGATTAGCATCTGGTGCGTTGGAATTTTTACCAGTTGGTATGTTAGTAAACAAAATTGGTGGTGGGAAGGTTAGCAAGTCTATGGTTAGAAAGTGGATTTTGGATGTGCCAATAGATATAGTAACCCAGATGGTAGCAGAAGGTGGAACGGAAGGACTACAACAATTCACTCAAAATTTAATAGCTAAAAAAACAGGTATTGATCCAGAAAGAAACTTAACGGAAGGTGTACCTGAATCAACTGTAACTGGAATGGCATCTGGTGGTGGTATGATGGTAGGTCCGAGTGTTATGCAAGGGGTTCAACCACAAAACATAAATGTTGTGCCTGAAGATGGCAAAGCTCCTGAAGTAAACGAAGAAGAAGAACTAGCCAAAGCAGCAGAACTCCAAGCTGAAATGGGATTAGAGCCAGTTATAGATGAACAAGCTGAAACAGAAATAGCTGAAGCTAATATGGAAGAACTAGGAATAGAGCCAACTGAAGAAATCAGTGCTGGAGATCAAGAATCAACTGAGTTTTTAGAAAAGTTCAGAATGGATGCTAGTGAAAAGATAGACTCCTTAAATGAATCTGAAAGAGATGCAATCATAACAGACTTCAAAGCAATTTCAGAAAAAGAATCTCAAGGTCAAGTGCCGGAGAATTTTGAATATACTCAGGAGATGCTTGAAGCAGTTGAAAAAGGAAAGGAAACTAAAGAAGATCTAGCCTCAATGCTTACTTACATAGAAGAAGCAGGGAAAGCAGATGTGGCAAAGGCTACACTTCAGGCTGAACTAAAAGAGATCCAATTTCAAAAAGATGTTGAGAGCTTAAAGGAACAATCCAGACTAGAATCAGAGATTGATAAGAGGGAAGGTGAAAAAGCTAGGCTACGAGAGAGCTTGAGAAATGATCTAGAAAAGTTCAGAGAATCTACTATCGCTGAAAAATCTGAAATTTTACAAGAAGCTAGTAATCCTTTAAATAAAGCAAAATTTAACGAGTTAATAAAAGGGCAATTCAATACTGTAAGGGAAGTAGGAGGGTATAAAGTAAGATCTAGGAAGTGGGATAACAACTCTTGGCAAATAGTAGATAATGAAGTTGCAGTTGGTGATGGAGCTGGTTTTCACGATGCTCCTTCAATAAAAGAATTTAGGACAGGAGAGGAATTATGGAATTATATAAAAGAAAATCCTAAATCTAAACCACTACAAGAAGAATCTAAAGACAGAGCCAAACAAAAAGAAGGCAGAAATGTTTATGCTAAAAAAGATACTAAATACGGAAAGAAAATAACCAAAGAAAAAACTACAAACAAACAAGCTAAAGATGCTCTCCAGAAACTCTTTGGGGAAGCTAACATAGAA